ATCTGGTGACAAAGTAAAGAAAGTCACATTTGGCGACCCGAACATGGAAATCCGCCGTGATGATCCAGATGCTCGTGCCAACTTCCGTTCTCGACACTCCTGCGACACTGCCACAGACAAGACCTCTGCACGTTACTGGTCCTGCCGTATGTGGGAAAGTGGAACCTCTGTCTCTGAAATGACTAAGGTATCTGTTGAAGGTCAGATCGTCAAGCAACTTGATGAAGAGCGTCTCGCCTTTGGTTGGGCTTACGTCTCAACTGTCAAAGGTGAAATCAGCCTAGATCACAGCGAAGAGTTTATTCGCCCCGACCAGATCGCAAAGGCTGCAACCAATTTTATGCTTTCCATGAGAACCGCCAAGGCTATGCACACTGGTGGTAAGATCGGGGAAGTTGTCCATTCCATGCCCTTGACTAACGAGATTGCCAAGGCATTGGGTATCCAGTCTGACCGCGAAGGCTGGCTAGTCGCTATCAAGGTCTATGATGACCAAGTATGGCAAGATGTTAAAAGCGGTAAACTGGCTGCGTTCTCCATTGGGGGACGTGCTTTGAAGGAGATGGTGTAATGCCCACCGAACTCGTAAACTTGGAACTTGAAGAGGTTTCCTTGGTCGATATGGGCGATGACCCACTCGCTAAGGTAGCACTATTCAAGCGCAGCCCGGAAGGGGAACACATGGAAAACGAAGAAGTCGAAAAACTCGACACGGTTGAAGAGACTGAAACCGAAAAGGGTTACATGGAAGAAATGAAGTCCGACAAGATGGACGACATGGAAGACGACGAAGAAGAAATGATGGAAGACGACATGATGGGCGAAAAGAAGCCCGCTCGTAAGTCTTGGAAGAATGAAGCCCTTGAACTTGAAGAAGTCAACAAGATGCTTCTGGAAGAGATCGAAACTCTCAAAGGCAAAGTCGCTGATCTTGAAGTGGCTGTTGTCGAAAAGGCAAAGCCTGCCGAAGAGATGATCGAAGTCGAAGGTGAAATGATTGCCAAGTCGGCTATCCCTGCACCTATCCTGAAAAAACTAGAAGACGTGCAAAAGGCTCTCGAAGTTGAAGCACTCCGTAAACGCGCCGATGAGGTTCTCCCCAATTTCAAGGGAACTGCTGATGAGCGTGGTAAACTGTTGAAGTCGATTGGGCAAGACGAAGAACTGCTTGCACTCCTTCGTTCCGCTGACGCTGCCTTTGCAGGCATCTATGAAGAAGTCGGCAAAACTGATGCAGCTAATGATCTGAAATCCCCGACTGAGAAGCTGAACGACATCGTGAAGGCTTATCAGGAAGAGAAGAAAGAGAAAGACTTCCACAAAGCGTATGCTGCTGTCATCAAAACCGCACAGGGTCGCGCCCTCGTGCTTGAAACCTACAAAAAGTAAAAGGAGCCTCTATTATGGCATTTACGGAAAACATGCAGACCCGCACCTCCATTTCGGGCGCTGCTATCTCTCAATTCACCTTTGTTGCTGGCCCCGCTTCGGATGGTCAGATTGACCCCTGCGGCGATGGCGCTCGTGCTTGTGGTGTGGCCCTGACGGCTGCTACTGGCGCTGGTCAGGCTGTTACGGTTGCTTACGATGGTCGTGTGACTGTCAAGGCTGCTGGCAACATCACTCGCGGCGCTGCTGTCGCTTCGGACTCGGCTGGTGAAGCTGTTGCCGCTGCTTCGGGTGACGTTATCCTCGGCTACGCTCTGGAAGCTGCTGTTGACAACCAGATCATCACGGTCGAACTGTCCCGCGCTGAAACCGAAGTCGCCTAATTTCTAGTTTAATAAAGGATTACCAAAAATGGCTATGCTGACCCCTAGCAGCGTTCATATTGACGCACCGCTTACCAACCTGACGATTGCTTTCCTGCAAGACGCTAACGGCTTTATTGCTGACCGTGTGTTCCCGAAGGTTTCGGTTTCCAAGAAGACCGACAAGTACTACATCTACAACCGTGCTGACTTCAATCGCACTGGTCAGGTGCAGGCCCGCGCTCCGCGCACTCAGGCTCCTCGTGTGGGCATGACCCTCTCGCAGGACACCTACTCGGCTGACGTGTTCTCGCTGGCAACCGACTTCGACTTCGAAACTCTGGCTAACGAAGATGCCGCTCTGGACATCCGCTCGGCTGGCGCTCAGATGCTGACCCACCAACTGCTGATCGACCGCGAAATCAAGTGGGCTAACACCTACTTCGCTGGTGGTGTCTGGGGTACGGACTGGGATGGCGTTGCCTCGTCGCCTTCATCGTCTCAGGTCATCCAGTGGTCGAACTACTCGACCTCGACCCCGATCCAAGACGTTACCAACATCATGCGTACCGTGCAACTCAAGTCGGGCGGCTTCAAGCCCAACGTCATGGTTGTCGGCAAAGAAGTTCGTGACATTCTGGTCAACCACCCCACGATCCTTGCCCGCCTGAATGGTGGCGCTACCGTGACGAACACCGCTCTGGTGACGGATGCCAAACTGGCTGAAATCTTCGGTGTGGAAGAGTTCATGGTCATGGAAACCGTGAAGAACACCGCTGCCGAAGGTCTGACCGAATCGAACGCTTTCATTGGTGGTAAGCTGGCTGCTTTCTACTACCGTCCGCGCTCTTCGGGCCTGATGATCCCCTCGGCTGGTTACACCTTCACTTGGGACGATCTGGAAAACGCTTCGGGCCACGGCATTTCGATCAAGTCGTATCGTGGTGATTATCTGGCTATCGACGGCGTTGCCGAAGTGCTGGAAGCCAACTTGGCCTACGACCACAAGGTTGTTTCGGCTGACCTCGGCGCAGTCATCGACAGCGTTATCGCCTAATTAAAGAAAGGGGAGAGAGAATGATCCCGACTAATTTTCTCTCCCACTCTTTCGACCCTACCAAGAAACTGTATGTCAAACAAAGAGTACATATTGGTGGTAGGTGGCGTGAGAGGGGAGAATACTACGACTGGAAGGGTGCTGAGAGTTATCAGAACATCCTGACCCTGTTCAATCAAGACTTCTTCTACCATGAACCTTTTGATGAAGAAGAAGAGAAAGAAGTCCTTGCCGATGTGTTCAACAAGAACCTTGATGGCATGACCCTTGCAGAACTCCACTCCTACATTGATAAACTCAATGAGAAGTTTCAGGAGAAGACTAAAACTGCAAAAGAGTTTAGAGAAAAGAAATGTCCTAAAGTCCCGAAGGATGTTGAAGCACAAGTTCGCCGGATTAAGTTCTGGCGTGACACTCATAGGGAACTGTTTGAATAATAAGAGGGCGACCAGATGGCTTGGAGTTATTCCGTTGCTGACTTGAATACAACCACATCGTCTGGTCGTCTAAACAGCGTCCGTCTGCTTGTTGGTGACACAGACACCTCTGACCAATTGGTTCAGAACGAAGAGATTACATTTGGCTTGGCTCAGGCTAATGACAATATCTACTATGCGGCTGCTTGGGTTTGCCGTACTATTGCTGCTAAGTTCAGCCGTATGGTTGACACCACCCTTGATGGGGCTTTGAGTGCCAAGTACTCTACTCGCGCTCAACAGTATCAGCAACTGGCTGCACAGGTTGAAGCACAGGGTAAGAAGACTTCTGGTAAAGCCCTTGGTGTCTTTGGTGGTGGTTACTCGTCATCTGCGATGCAAGTTGCTAATGAAGACACAGATCGCGTCAAGCCAGCTTTCAGCATCAACCAGTTTGATAACGTAGAGGCGGGTGACGGTTACATCCCCGATGAACCCAATGGCGTTTGACCCCTTTACTCTGCGACAGATGATTAGAGAGCATGGCATAGCCCTCACGCTCCGAAAGAGAGCCGCTGGTGCGTATAACGTGACTTTGGGTACTGTGACCCAGACAAACACAGACTACGCTCTACAGGGCTATTTCTACGACTATACGCCAGACATGATTGATGGCAACTCTATCCTTCGTGGTGATCGTCGCGTAGTCCTCGACAACAAACTTACCAATGGCTCTGCAACCCCTGAACCAGATGCCACAGACCAGATCATTGGCCTCGGTGATACGGTAAATATTGTCAAGGTTATGGAGATCAAATCAGGTAGCGGAACGATGTGCTACTTGCTGCAAGTGAGGGAGTGACATGGTTCAGAGATCACTCACAGCCGTGATTAAAAAGATCGAAGATGACTTAGACAAGGTAAGAACAGAGTTTCTTATCAGCATGGCAGAAGACTTAGTGGATTCGTCAATACCAACTGTTGACACGGGTGCATACATAACTTCTCACTCCATTACCACAACCCGTGGTGCAGGGCGAGGTAGAACTTCTTCTAACAAGGCTCAAGGTCAGGACCCTCAAGCTAAAGCTGCTGAATCACTCTCTCAGTTGATGGAAGACATCACGAAGATTCCTAAAGATCAAACACAGGTCTACATGACAAA